TGTGAATCAGGATGTGCAATGCCTGCGTCGAAAATTCTTTTTACATAATAAATATTAAGATACTTACCCGCCTGTGAACTACCAGGAGTTATGTAAAGAGTGACTGTTGTTTTGTCTCGAAATCTTTGAACCCAAAATTGAGAAGGTTGTCCTTCTGCATTTTTATTAGATAAAGCTGCATAAGTAGATCGATCAATTTTAGTTAAATTAACATCGGTCTGACTCGTGTCAGTTCCGCTGCGATAAGCAGCCATTAAAATATCTGTGGCGTTATAAACGTAAGAAGAAGATCCATCAGTTGTGGAAGGATTTGTGGTGACAGAATTTCGTATAGTTGAATCCCAATAAATATCATAAACACGTTGTGATTCGGTTAAATAAAGACTTGTATTTGCTATTTCCCAAAAATGAATTCCTCTGTTTCCCCATTCACTTAATAAAATATTAAGAGAAAAGAGAGCAGTTCTTAAGCTCAGTCCAGATGTCAATTGTACATTGCATCTTTCATAAGCCTCTTCAATACATTGAGAAACTGAAGGGTTAAATGCAACTGTTGAAGATGTCGCCATTTAGCCTCCTAACCGTAAAAGAATGTAACTTTATCTACGCCTGTTAAATCCGCATAACCGCTTGTTCGACAATAAAGACCATTGCCTGGTATAAAAACCTGCGTTGCCCATTCATTGCCTGCAGAATTAGCTCCAAGCGGAGTTTGAAATGTTGCAACAGTAGTTCCTGATGCCCCACCATCTTTAATTACAATACTACCAGCGGTAGTATCAGAAACATAATAAAATCCTAAAATTCTACATGGTCCTGCGAATATAGCTCCATCAGCAGTTAAATTTGTTGTTTTTACGTCTACTGGATATCCCATATTTTTATCTCCTTAATTGTGAGCTCCCGAAGGAGCTCACTTTATTTTATCTTACGATTCTTTTGCCCAAACACCTTGAGCTTCGACAACTGTCCAAAAAGCAGTTGAATTTAAAGACGCGATCTTAACAAAGTCTCCGACTTTAGATGTGCTTTGAGTATTAATCACATCTTTGTCATCTGTTAAAGATCCCAGGTACAAAATACCATCGCTTGAATTTGGACTAATAGTCAAATTATTTTGACCATCTGCCCCTGTGTTTATGAATGTATATGTATTACCGATCGCAATTGCCGGTAGTGTAAACACTACATCCTTAGTTTTTGATATAAAGGTTTTTCCAGAATCAGTAGAAATAACGACTGTGTAACTGGAATCTTTTTGCGTGATATTATATCCAGATACTCCTGCTTCGTTTTTCTTACCCACCAATACGGGTCCTCTAAACAATGTTGATGCCATATTATCCTCCTAGTTTAGTGAATGTAGTCTCTAGGCCGTCGACTATACTCGTCTACATTCGTTTAATAATTGTATAGTAAATAAGATATAGCTCTTTTTTGCAAAGAGTGCAAGGTATCCTGTAGTGAAAAATTGATTTTTATGAAATAGCCTTAACCGGCTATTGATGCCTCAGGAGCCGCGTCTTTAATCTTGAGTAAACGAGTATCTTCTTCAAACTCTCGAGCAATGATTGCTTTAATAACATCTTGTATTTTTTTATTAATTTCAATCATCTTAACGTTATGTCGGCCCGACTTCAGATACTCCTGTTGCCACTCTAGCTCCAAGGATCTTTTCGTAGTGTATAAGTCCTGGATCATTTGTAACCTCCTCATAGGTTATCCATTTACCAGTTTTACTGGTAAATCCATCATACTCAAAGTTTACCTCATTTTTTCCTAGCTTGTCAAGGATTACTTTTTCAATACCTTCTATACTATCTTCAGTCTTAGCAACTAAATCAGCATAATAGCCATTGTAACGGATTTGTATTCGGAAGTTTTTCATTGTTAATTTCTTACTTTATAAACGAAATGAGGCGATTTTAAGGCCGCCTCATCTCTAAGTTTGTTACTATGCGCCTGGTGTTCCGAAAATACCACGCCAGTCAGATGCGCCAAAAGCGTATCTTTCTCTAGCTTTGTATCTTACGTTACCAGTGTCGAAGTCACCTTCCATGGAAGTCTTAAGCGGTGCTCTATCGAAGTGTTTAAGTCCGTTAGGAACATCCGTGATTAAGAACCATGCATCAGTGTCTGTTAAATAGTGATTGATAAAGTACCCTTCAGGCACACTATTCATGTGCTTGATAGCATTTATGTCATTATCTGCAGTACCTACTCTACCTTGAGATTTTAACAATCTTTCAGCAGTAAATTGAAGCGCAGAAGGAAGTATTAACTTCCTTGCTTTTGCTGCAACTTTCAAACCTCTTTCATCCTTAGTAGCAGCGATATCAATTAAAGCTTGCTCTAGTGATGTTTCATTAAGGTCCGAAGCAGTCGACAAGATGTTAGATTGATTACCAGATAACGTTGGGTGTGTACTAACAAGTAAATATTGACCGTCACCAAATGTTCCTGATGTAAAGCCGTTATTTAATATAGTAGCACCTTTCGTATTCTTAGTAGTCGCCATAGATCTTGCCAAAGCCTTTGTATAACGAGATGCCAGTCTATCGTAGAGATTATCTTCGATAGCTTCTTCTGTTATCGCAAAAGCCAATGCGATGGTTTCCATAGTATATCTTGCAGTGTAAGTTTCCTGAGCTGTGTCAAAAGCTACCCCTTGACCTTCAGGTTTTACAGCCGCTTCACCGAATCCTGATAACATTACTTCCTCTTCGAAAGCTCTGTCAGAAGACTCTGTGGTAAAGATATTTTTAGTTTCGTCTGCGTATTGTTTATACTCTAAACCGAACAAGGCATTTAAACCTGGTTCTAGTTCTTTGACGAGTTGTTGTCGCGAAATAGCCATAATTTATCTCCTTATTGTGCGGAATAGTCGTAATAAACATGTTTATTGAATTTTACAATCCAATTAGAGTTGTCATTACCAGTATCACTGTTAGCAGGGTCGCCCGATATTCTTATCGGAACGAATGTCCCATCTGCTGATGCAGTGGCAGTAATCTCCTCTTTAGATCTTCCATTGACTGTTGAACCCGCCGTATAGCCCATGTCGATTCCTCGACCAACTATAGCTTGAGTCAACGTGCCTGAAGATTGAGCTTCAAACAAATCATCTGGATTATCATACACAAACGCTGTTGCTCCAGCCGAAGGATTTGTCACTGTGACATCTCCGGGCCAGTAGTTTTTAAACGTTGGTTTAGCAGTTGTTGGATCGTCGTAAAAACAACCGTTAAAGATACCAACATTAAGAACAGCATCAGTTTCAGATGAGCCAACATAGCCTTGAGCTATAACGCCTCCGCCTTCACTAATTGTAGTGCCGTTACCTAATGTTACTACATCACCTGCATAAATAGCACCAGTGGTGCCACTTTGGATGACGTATTTAGATGTACCTTCAGAAGTTGGTCTACTACCTAATCCGCCGACTTGTCTAAAGCCAAACGCCGCGTCTTGGTTTGCCATATTTTATTACTCCTTGTCCATAGTTTTACCTATAGACGGTTAATTTAAATCGATGGTGGGATTGCCCCTAAAAGAATTATTCTTTTTTTGTACCACCGAAGGTTACGCGAGATTGCCTGTCCTGTTGGATAGGCATACTCTTATGTTGCTCCTTACCAAGATCGTACTCTAATGCTTCGTTCGCCTCTCGTGTTTGTTGTGCGAAATATTCGTCACGAGATTTGGCGATCTCTTCCGGTATCCTTGCCAACACAAGGCCACCAACTCCGATCATTCCCTTATACTTTCCCTCCGTAATTGTAGGATAGTCGGATCCAGGATATGTATCTGCTCGAACTAACGACCAGCCGGTTCTGAGTTTACCTTGTACATTTTTGGTATCGTCAAAACCCATTGTTTCTACCCTTATCCATCTATGCCTATAACCCGCTGGGGCTTTGGGCGCATCTAAAGATGATGGTGGAGTCCAAACCTTTGGTCTCTCAGTCTTGGACCTAGTTTGACTCGCGCGAGAAGTTTTTGTGTCTGTCATATGCTTATGCCTCCTTCACGTTTAATAATTGTTTCGCATATTCTTCGAGTGGCACACCTAATTTTCGTGCAATTTGCACTTGTGATGATGTGAGTTTCACATTTTTGCGACCTGGTTTAACGCCTCGTCTTACCGAAGCAACCGTCTGAGTAACGGGTTTGGTCGTATCTTTATCCTTTGTATCAAATTTCTGCGGGAAGTCAACACGTATTCGTTTGTCAACTTCAGCATAGTATTCATTTGATTTAGGATCAAAACCTTCTTTTTCCACTAGATCTTTATGAATTTCGAACGCTGTAAATGTCATGGCTCTATTTTTTCCAAACCATTCATTCTTAGTCGCCCAATCTTCAGCTTTTTCATCAACTTGCGGAAGTTCCGGGGTTTTATCCGGTAGGCCTCCACCATAGGCAGGAGTTCTCGGCTCCCTTTCTAGTTGTGCTCTTTGTTCTTTTGCAGATTCAAGACTTCGTGCATCACCAGTCAAAGCACTCAATTCAGCTTGAGCTTCAACTTGTTTAGCAGTATCTCCACCTTCAATAGCTGCGGCTAATTTTCCTTTAACTGCATCTAATTGGCTTTTGACTCTTGCTTCTGAATCTTTAAGATAAGTAGAATCTAATTTTGCATATCTAGATTCCCATATCTTTCGTTTATGTTCTACGCCTTGAGCATAGTTCACTGCAGCATCTTTCTGTCGTTCTGCCTCTCTCCATTTCTTAGTTAATTTAGCAATTCTTTTCTTAACACTGCTACTATAATCTTCTAGTTTTTCGTCTTGCGGTTTGCTCTTGTCTTGATCGTCCGAGCTATCTCGAACATCCACATGCTCAGTAGATTCCGCAGGTGCGTCATCGGGCTTAGTAGTGTCTTCACTAACTTTCTCATCTTTTACCTTTTCTGGTTCCGTAGCTATAACACTAGCTTTTTCTTTTTCTTCTGGTAATTCGACCTCGGCACCCGGACCCGTAGTGTCGATGTCTACCATTTTTTCATTTTTCTTTTCTTCTTCAGTTGGCATAGTTCCTCCTATGTTATTACATGTCGTGCAAGATCTGTTCAGGATCTTGTATAGTTGCTAGAATCTCATCTTCATTTAAGATTCTTACTTCTCCCCCTTCAATTTTAAATCGTGACCCTGCATAACGCGCAAAGATCACCCATTCACCTTTCTTGCACCACGGACCATCAGGGTATCGTTTTTTATCACTATAACAATCCGGTCCCATTTCTAGCACTAGCCCACATACAGTGGCCAAGTGTTGTCTTTCTGCTGCTGTATCAGCAATATGTACTCCACCTTTCGTAACCTTTTTAGGTTGAAAAGGTAAAATTAAAATTCTCCATCCTGTTGGTTTAGGAAGTTTTGCGTCTGAAGGAGCTTTATTTCTTGTAGCTTCTTCAGCGGCTGCTTTTTGAGCGGCTGCTTTTAATGAATCTTCTAAGGCTAATTTAACCTTGGGTATGTTTTGGGTCTTTGTCGATTCTGACAACTTTTCCATCGTTTAATTCTTGCTCCTTCTTGTTTAGCAGGTTAGAGATTTCCTGTAGCACTGATTCCAGTGCACTAATTTGTCCGGTAATATATTTATATTTATCAAAATTGTCAACCCCACCAGACGTTACATTGACTGATAAAGCAGCAAGATTGTTTTTTATTGCTCGCTGAAGCTTGTGTATAAATACAAATTCATCCATTATGTCTTCTTTTTCTTTTTCTTTTTAATCTTACTTCCGTGTTCCGCTGTCCATTTCTTAGCAATTTTAGGGTGTTTTAGCCAGAGATATTTTCTTTGTTTTTCTGATTTAAACGGCATTATTTACCCTTCAATTTTTTGTAGATTTATTGCTAAAGGACCTTTTTCGCCATTCTCAACTTCAAATGTTAATTTATCACCTTCGTTTAACTGCAAGCTTGATGCTCGGGCTGCAGAAGCATGAACGAACACATCTTTTTCCTTATCTTCTCGTTCAATGAAACCATATCCTTTTTGTCCATTAAACCACTTAACTTTTCCTTTTAGTAATTCACTTGCCATTATTTCTTTTTACTTCCACCATTTCTCCATATTTGTGTTCCCTTTATACCAAAAATACTTCCGACTACAAGTATCCAAAGGCTAGTAAACCATGTAGGAAGCGTTGAAAAATACTCAAAAAAGAGCTTTACCTTCTCCATTGCTGTCGGATCATC